GGATACCTGGCTGCGGGAAATGACAGTAGAGGCCACGGCCTCTGCCATGGCAGCGGAGCTGGCGGTAGAGGGTAGCGCAAAGGCGCTCCTGCCGCATATACGGGCACGCATGACCATGGAGCTGCGGGACGGTAAGCCGACCGCAGTAATACTCGGACCGGACGGAAAGCCCAGCGCTTTAACGGTCGCAGAGTTAAAACAGGAATTTATTAACGACGCAGCTTTCGCGCCGTTAATTGTAGGCAGCAAGGCCTCTGGCGCCGGTGGCGGCAAAGGTGGAAAAGGTGGCGGTGCCACTACGGTAGACCCGGCGAAAATGACTAACGAGGAAAAGGCAGCATATATTTCCGAGCATGGTCTCGAGGCCTGGTCGAAACTGGTGGGGCCCAAAAAGGGCAAAACTTAAACGCAACCTAAACAGGTGATTTATGGCAACAGGTAAAGCAAGCGACTTTGTAGTCTATAACGAGCAAATGCGGGGCGGTATTATCGAAGTCCTGACCCAGGCAAGTAATTACTTCAACAGCGCAGGCGGCGTCCTCCGTCTGACTACTCGCAGCGCTATCGGCGAGTTTGTTAAAGAGTCATTTTTGGCGAATATCGCTAACGCGGTAACACGTCGAGACCTGACGAGCGTAGCGGACGTGACCGACCTGGCGCAAGCTATGGGCGAAATCGTGTCCGTGAAAATTAACCGGAAATATGGTCCCGTCGGCCAGACGCTGGACTCTTTCCGCAAGGTCGGCATGGATTCCAGCCCCGAGGCGCTTTCCTACCTTATCGGTACGCAAGTCGCCAAAGGTATGGAGGTCGACATGCTTAACAACGCGATACGCGCAGGCGTTACGGCTCTGAAAAATGCAGCGGCCGTAAACTACGACGGCAGCGCCGGCACCATGACGGCCAGCCGATTGCAGTACGGCGTAGCGAAATTCGGCGATAAGTCGGGCGCTATCCGTGCGTTTATCATGCACTCGAAAGCCTACCACGACCTGGTCCAGCATCAATTAACCCCGGCGAATGCTGGCGAGACTGCTACCGGCGCAGTAGTTTACGGCGGCACCCCGGCGACCCTGGGCCGTCCCGTAATCGTTACCGATAGCACTGCGCTTATGCTGGACGACAGCCCCGACCTCTACTACACCCTGGGCCTTACCGAAAACGGCCTCGTGGTAGAAAACACCGAGGAGGAGCAAATCGTGCAGGAGCTGGTAACGGGTAAGGAAAACCTGCTCGTGCGCTTGCAGGGTGAGTGGGCATATAACCTCGGCGTAAAAGGCTTTAAGTACAATACAGCCCAAGGCGCAAACCCGACCGACGCCATCGTAGCGACTGCAGCCAGCTGGACTGCGTCTGCCTCTAGCTACAAGGACTACGCCGGCGTTTGCATTACTACCCGCTAACAGTCCTGCAGGTAAAGAAAACAAAGGGGGCCCTGGTGCCCCCTTTTTTCTATCGCACGCGCACGAGGTAATTTATGGCACTAATAATCGAGGACGGCACCGGCAAAACGGACTCTAACAGCTACGTGACGGTCGACGAGTTTCGGGCCTACGCAGAGGCCAGAGGGACCGTGGTCGCCGAAAGCACCGACCAGGACTACGAGCAGTACCTTATAAAGGCCATGGATAAGCTGGAAAGCTACCGGGGCCGATACCAGGGGCAGAAAGTAGACCAGGACCAGGCTCTGCAGTTTCCTCGAGATGGGGTTTATATTGACGACTACGAGGTAAGCGCCTCGACAATCCCTCGAGAATTAAAATACTCGCAAATGGCTTTCGCCATGGAGTCGCTGGCTGGTAATGATTTAAGCCCGACGCAGCTCGTTTCCAGCTCCGGCCAGGTTACAAAGGAAAAGGTAGGCGAAATCGAAGTAACCTACGCAAACCCGACCAGCCTGCGCTCTACCCCTGCCTTTGCTAAGGCAGAGGCACTGCTGGCGCCCCTGCTGCGGAAATCCGGCCTATTTGCGGTGCGCGCATGACGGCTTTCGATTACTCGGGACTGGTAACAAAGGCGCAGGCTCTTATCGAAAAATTCGGGCAGGCCTTAACCATTACGAGCAAAACGACCACGGCCCAGGACGCAGTCGCCGGGACCGTAACGCAGAGCACCTCGACCCAGAGCGCCTACGGGGTCCTTTTTGATTTCACGGGAAAAGACGCCGGCCAGGTATTCGCCGACGAGACGGTCGTCGAGCGAGCGGATAAAAAATGCCTGGTTTCCGGGGTCTCCGTTACCCTCGACAGTACCGTAACGGTCGGGGGGGTGGTCTACCGGGTGCTAAACATAAAAGAGCTAAACCCCGGCGGGACCCGTATCTATTACGAGCTCTGGCTTAAAAAATGAGTTTCGCCGGCGACGTGGCAAAGTTTAACCGAGAGGCTCTGGCAAAGGCTGATAAGGACCGGCGCGCCATTATTATAAAATTGTTTACGTCGGTAATACGGGACACCCCGGTAGATACCGGACGAGCTCGTAATAACTGGCTAACCTCGATAAAAGCCCCGGCGGCCGGTACTCCAAACCCTCCGAGCAAGTCTGCGGCCGATGCACTCTCGGCAGCGGCAGGGCCACTGGGCAAGCTGGGAGACGACGCCTACCTTACTAATAACGTCGAGTATATAGGGTACCTCGAATACGGCACCCCAAAAATGGCCCCTTTTGTCATGGTCCGGCGTAATATGGCGCGCATTGTTTCTTTATTCGGAGGTCGATAAATGTCCGCACGTGATATAGAAAAGGCGCTGCTTACCGCATGGACTGGCTGCGCTGCGTACATTGTGACAGCGCACGAAAACGCAAACTACAAACCGACGCAGGGCACCCCCTGGGCGCAGGTTTTCTTTTTGCCAGCCCCCCCGAAAGTCGCTACACTATCCGGCAGCGGAGAGGACGAGCACGAGGGTATTTTCCAGGTAAACCTTAACTACCCGCAGGGTGATGGTGCTGGCGCTGCTGCCGATAAGGCAGACGCTATCCGCGAAATTTTCGAGGCAGGGGCAAAGTTTGCCTATAACTCGCAGGAGGTGCTGATTTTAAGCACTGGCCGGGCCGGTGGCCGAAACGCAGAGGGCTGGTTTATTTTGCCAGTCGAAATTAAATTTAGAGCGCGCACTGCGCGCACCGTAACCTAAAGAGGTGACACCATGAGCAACGGCAGCCGGCATGCAATGCACATTATTGAGGAGGTTACGTACGGCGTAACCCCTAGCAACCCGACAATGGCGGCAATTCGCCACAAGTCGACTAGCCTTTCCCTGAAAAAAGACATGATACAGAGCGAGGAAATTCGCTCAGACCGCATGATTTCAGACGCAAGGCACGGAAACTACAAGGTAGGCGGCGACATTGCCGTCGAATTGAGCTACGGAACTTTCGACGCGATTCTCGAGGGTCTACTCTGCGGAGAGTGGGCACTGCAGACCCCGTCGTCTGGCACCGACCGGCTTAAAGCTGGCACGACTCGCCTTTCCTACAGCATCCTGCGCTTTTTCGGCGACCTGGCAGCTGGCAGCCCCTACCATTTATTTAAAGGATGCGAATTCTCAAAAGGAAGCCTAACCATTAAGCCTAACGCCATGGTGGAAATGAGTCTTACCATTATGGGGCAGGACATGACCATTTCTGGCAGCGCGCCGAGCGGCTCTACCCTTTCCGCGCCCAGCACCACGTCTCCCTTTGATTCCTTTACTGGGACAATCAGCGAGGCCGGCAGCGCTATCGCCGTCGTTACGGAGCTGGCTCTCGAAATCGACAACGGCCACGCCGAGCGCTTTATCGTAGGCGACCAGCAGGGCCTGCGCCCCTCTATCGGCCGGTCGAATGTAAAGGGCACCGTTACTGCCTATTTCGAGAATACTACCCTGCTCTCGAAATTCATTAACGAGACAGAGAGCTCGCTCTCCTTTAACCTGGTGGACTTGTCGGGCAACCGCTACACGTTCAACCTGCCACGGATTAAATACACCGGCGGCGAGCCAGACGTAAAGGACGAGGGCCCGATTACTCTCGCAATGCCTTTCCAGGCGCTTTTCGACAGCTCGAGCGCGACAGACCTCTATATCGACAGAAACGACGCATAAGGCGGTAGCGCATGACCATGGAGCAATTTTTCACGGCCCAGGCCGCAGAGGAGGGGGTAGAAATCCCCCTCTACCTGCCTACTGGCGAAAAATCCGAGTTTTTTATCCGCATTCGAGGCATCGACTCGGAAAAATTCAGGATAGCCGAGGCGCATAGTAAACGCGCTGCCGTAACGATTGCCGCCATAGACAACGACGACCAGCGCACGAAAACCTTACTAGCGGCCCGGGTGAAACTGGCCGCTAGTCTGGTGATTTCGTGGAATTTGCCCGACGAGTGCTCCCAGGCAAACGTCGAAAAACTTTTTACGAATGCTCCGCAGATTCTGGAAATGGTGGACCGTATCGCGTCCCAGCGCTCGCTTTTTTTTTCGAGAAAGCAGAGCGCCTCTACCGATGGTTTGCCGCAGAGCTCGAGCTCGACAAAAAGCCGGAAAAATCAGGTGCGACGTTAAGGCAGCACCTGCAGCAGGTTTACAAGGCGACCGGGAAAAAGCCGAAACAGCTCGACGAGCTGCCCGAGGCGCCAGAGGACCTGCTCTACTTGTGGGCGAGGTGGCGCGAAATGTTTACCGGCGAAAAAATTACCTATAGCGAAATAAAGGCATTTTCGGACCTGACCGGGGCAAACCTGCAGCCGTCCGAGGTGGTAGTAATTCGCCGGCTCGACGCTATTTTCTGGGGGGCCCGATAAATGGTCGACACTGCTACCCTGCAAATACGAGTAACCGACACTGGCGTAGATAGAGCGAAAAGCGGACTGCGCGACCTTCAAAACCAGGCAGGCCGGACCGAGAAAGCTACCGACGGACTTACCAGTGCGTTTAATCAATTAAAAAGCGCCATAGCGGCAGCCGGTATAGGTCTGCTCGCTCGTGAGGTCCTGCAAAACGCAGACGCATACCAGCAGCTGCAGGCCCGGCTTAACCTGGTAACAGGCTCGGCAGAGGAAACGGCCTCGGTCTACCAGAAACTTAC